AATTATGTAACTGATGAAAATTATGACCCTAATATAGTTTTTACGGATGATGATGATTATGGATTTTTATTCATAATAAACAAATTAACAATAAACACTGCACTTCCAAAAGAACAGATATTTACTTTCATAATGGAACCATCGTGGTCGCCAAATTTCGATAAGAATTGCTTTAATTATTCTAATAAAGTTTTTTATCATGAAAAAAAATTATTCGGAAATAATGAAAATATAATTGAATGCCCTTGTTTTATGTTTTATCATATGGATTATAAAAAACATTCAATTAACGATCTATTTAATAATTATGACTTCAGTAAGAAACATAAAATGAGTATGATAGTTTCATATGGTTCATCCAGTCCTTACAATCCAACAAATATTTATCAGCTAAGAACAAATTTAGCCCTTAATTTAATCAATAATGATTTCGATGTAGATATTTATGGCAGAGGGTGGAACTCTTCAAATAAACATATTAGAGGCCCAATTTCGGATAAATACGACGCATTGATAGACTATCAATATTCGATAGGCGTAGAAAACTCATCCGAAAAAAATTATTTGACTGAAAAATTCTTTGATATTCCACTATGTAATGCTATGCCAATTTATTATGGCGCCCCCAATGTAAACGATATTTATAAAAATTACATTTCAATAGATTTAAACAATACACAAGAATGTTTGGACATTATTTCTGATGTGCTACGAATAGATGAATATAACCCAGAAAAAATAATGGAGAATAAGCTCTCCTATTATAAGAACTACAATATGTATGACATGGTTAAAAAATTGATTTATGGATATTATTAAAATAAATAATTCTTTCATTTGTTACGAAGAAAATCAGCCGAAACATCTTCATGAATATTATTTTTATTGTTTAAATAAAATAAAAAGTGAATTAGCCAATTTTCAATCTCCTATTAATGTATTATTTTGTGGAACAAAGCATCGATTCAATAATAGTAACAAAGTAATTAAAATAGCTATTCAATTTGAACATACATTAGTTAAAGAAGGTGGCAGGGATGTAAAAGATAAATATTTTGGAAATATTGAATATGAAAATGGAAAAAAATATTTAGTAAGAATCGATCAATACGATTATTTAAACGATCAGGATATTATCATTGATTATAGTATTCCAAATTTGATAAATATAAAAGAATCAGGACACTTCGATGATTTTTATAAAAAAATGGTATATATTCCTCCTTTGCTATATAAACAAGATTTCAATAATAAAACAAAACAAAATACCATTTTATTGTTTAATGAAAATAGTAGTGATAGAAGAAAACAATTTATAAACAAATTAAATATGGGAAAAGTTAAACTTGATATTATTGATAATTGTTTCGGGAATGATGAACTTAAAGGGTTATATAAAAGCACAAAAATACTAGTTAATGTACATCAGACAGACCATCATCGAACATTTGAAGAATTAAGAGTTTTACCAGCACTTTTAAATGGAGTAATAATAATTAGCGAAGATGTGCCTTTAAAAGATAAAATCCCATATGGAAATCATATAATATGGGGGGCTTACGATAAAATAAGTGAAAAAATAATAGAGGTCCAAAATAATTATAATATTTATTATAATAAAATATTTAATAATAAATTGAATGATATTATTTTAGGCTTGAATAAATACAAAATTTTAAAAAATGAAGAATTTAAATGAAATATTTAATGAATATGGCGGAGATAAAGGAACTTATTTCGTACATGAAGGAACTACGGAAAATATAGCGCATGGCTATACCGAAGTATACGAAAAATTTATGGAAAAATATCGGAATAAAGAAATTAATATGCTTGAGATAGGACTATGGTGCCCTTATTTTCCTGGATCTTCGGTTAAAGCATGGGATAAATATTTTTCAAAATTTAATTATTATGGAATCGACATTGTTGATTGCAAGCAACTATCTTCCGATAGAATAAATATTGATATAGTCGATCAAAAAAATGAAAAACAACTAGAAAATTATTTGAAAGACAAACCAGATTTTAAATTTATAATAGACGATGGATGTCACGAAGAAGATGCGATTACGATATCGTTAGGAACTTTATTTGATAAATTAGAAAGTGGGGGAATTTATTTTATAGAAGATTTGCATGTTGTTGACAAAACTAGATTATATAAGCTAAAAGATAAAAAATTCGATTCTAAATTTATTAGTAAAGAAAAGATAAAGTATATCAACGAAAACATAAAAGAATGCTATTTTGATTGCAATGACAAACTTTGCATAATAATAAAAAAATAGCATAACGATATTATCAATACTAATCGAGGGCAAATAACTGTTCTCGATTTTTTTTATAACTGTTTATTTACTAAAAAAATATATTATAATGTATTTATATCAAAGTAGATTTATATGGCAAATAACAGAAAATATTATGGAATAAGGTTTCCATTTACAGCTAAAGACGATGAAAATTTTTTCGTTGATGCAGACTATAATCCATATGCTGAGATTAAAAATGATCTAATTCATTTATTATTTACACCAGTTGGACAAAAGCTAAGAGACCCGAACTTTGGGACAAAACTCATTCAATATATTTTTGAGCCAAATGATAGCGAAACTTATTCTGATATTAAAAACGAAATGCAAGAAGTGATAAAAAAATACTTTCGTGGCATAACATTGTCAGAATTGGTAGTTCTAAAAGATGACAATGAAGTTCATGGGGGTAAAGTTACATTAAATTACGAAATAAATGAAGGGTCATATATTACATTTGATTCCATAACAACAACAATATAAAAATAACAATGGGAAAAAGTATTAATTACAATGCAAGGACTTTTGATGATTATAAAACTCAACTTAAGACTTTTACTCAGAAATATTATTCAACAATAATAAATGATTTTAATGACGCGTCTATTGGGTCATGGTTTTTGGATTTAAATGCGGCTGTTGGCGATGATCTTGGATATTATACGGACAGAATGTATCAAGAAACCCAATTAGATCAAGCGCAAGAAAGAAAATCTCTTTTAAATATAGCCAGAGTTAATAATTTGAGAGTTGACGGAAAACGTCCATCGGTTGTGGAGGCTCAATGGTCTTGTTTTGTTCCAATGGATAGTACAGAAGGAAAGAATGGGCCAGATTATACATACGCTCCAATATTATATAAAGGAACACAAGCATCAGGGGGAGGACAAATATTTCAAATATTGCAAGATCTTAATTTTTCTCAACAGTTCGACACTAGCGGGGTATCTAATAGAACATTCATACCAGTAAGAGATACAAATGGAAAAATAAACGGTTATACTATAACAAAAACTTGTGTTATGTCAAGTTTGGAGAATAAAATATATAAGCAGCCATTAAACGCAACAGATTTAAAAGCGTTTATTGAAGTTATTTTACCAGAAAACAATGTTATATCAATTGATTCTGTTATTATAAAAGAAGGGTTTAATAAAACGACGCCAACAGCTCTTGAATTTATGACTGATTCGGATGATAGGTGGTATGAAGTGTCAAATTTTACAGAAGACAAAATATTTACGAAAGATTTAACATTAAGCCAAAGCTTCTCAGATAAAATTTTAACGGAAATAACGGGAGAAACGGGAATCACTGGCGCAACAACGTATGGAAACACATTTGTAGGGTATTTAGACGATAACAGTAAGGTTTATGGGTTCATTCCTAATATTGGGTCTTGGGCAAATGTAAGTAGAAAATTTATAACTGAATATACCGATCAGGGATATTGTAAAATAATATTTGGAGGCGGATCTAATGACACTGATTTGACCAATAAAATATCAAATGCGAGTGATTTTGCTAAATATCAAATAAATAAAATAATGAATAATAGATTTTTAGGGGAATTACCACCTGCTGATTCAACTATCTATATTTATTATTCGGTAGGTGGAGGATCGTCGTCAAATATAGCAGCTGGGGCGATGACTAGTATCCCATATGTTAATATGTCCATGGATGGGACAGACGCTGCTACTATTTCGAAAGTTAAGAACTCAATTGCAGTAACTAACACAATCCCGTCTATATCTGGAAGAGATGAATTAAGCAATGATGAAGTTAGATATATGATTAAATATAATAATTCAGCTCAAGATAGATGCGTTACTATTAAAGATTATATCAATAGAATAACAATGATGCCATCCGAATATGGATCTCCTTTAAAAGTAGGGGTTTCAGAGGTAAACAATAAAGTGCTAATAACCTTACTAGGGTTAAGCTACGATGGAACATTATCTCAAAACATAAGCCAAATTATGATTGATAACATGATCACATATCTTAGCGAATACAGAATGATAAATGATTATGTGGAAATACAGCCAGGAAAGATATTAAATATTGGATTTGAAGTCGATGTTACGGTAGATAGTGGGCAAGACTTATCGACAGTTGCAAAGGCAATAGCTTTATATATCGGTGACTATATGGACGTAAATAATCATAAATTAGGCGAAGAAATATACGTTAGTAAAATCAAATCAGCAGTAGGAACAATTAGTGGAGTTAAAAATTTAATTGACCTTAGAGTATACAACATTTATAAAACAGGATATTCAAATAATCATACTCAACAAACAATAGTTGGTACAACTCAGACACAAGAAAGAGCGCAAATCGATCTAACAGCTAGTGACGGAGTACTTTATTCTAATGATGATACGATGTTTGAAATTAAAAAACCGAAAGTAGATATTATAATTAATACAAAATATAAATAATAATGGGATGCAATTGCAAAACTAAAAAAAAAGTTGATAAATTAATAAAGAGCCAAGAAGAAATTAATAGATCTTCTAGCAAAAATTATGTTAAAGGAAATAAAACATTAAGAAAGATTTTTTTTAATTCATTATCTTTAATAATATATACGGTTTTTACTTTATCATTTGTCATCTTTATAATCCCGATTTTTCTATATATGATAGTTTCAAGAAAAGGACTAGTTATAAGACCATATAAATTATTTAAAAATGAGCAGTAATAAATCGTTTAGAATTAAATACGACAAGGATAATGCTGTTGATCATTTAACTGTTAAAATAGACCAAGAATTTGATTTTATGGAAGTATTATCTGTAAAAATCACCCAAGAAGATGCGTATAAGTTATATTCGTCCAGTTATGGTGTTCTAGTAGGGAGAGTTCTAGCAAATGATGGGTTTGGTGTACCTAATGCAAAAGTATCTATTTTTATAAAAAATAGTAATATAGATGATACTGACAAAAAAGACATAATTTATCCATATACGACGGTTTCAGATAAAAATGCAGACAGTATTAGGTATAATTTATTACCAGCTAATAAAATAAATAAATGCCATCAGAACGTAGGAACATTTCCATCAAAGCGTACATTGATTGACAATGATATTCAGATTGAAGTGTTTGATGAATTTTATAAATATACAGCGGTAACAAATGAAGCTGGGGATTATATGATATTTGGCATACCATGTGGAACGCAGCAGCTTCATGTCGATTTAGATTTATCTGATATTGGCGTTTTGTCACAAGCACCAAGAGATATGGAATATAAGGGGTATGGCATTAAACAATTCGACAGCCCAAATAAATTCAAAAGTAGTACAAATTTAGATTCTCTTTCTCAAATCATAAGTGAAAATACTTCAGTTACCATTTATCCGTTTTGGGGAGATGAGACCGAGAGTGAAATTGCTATATCTAAAAAAAATATAGATCTTCAATATAAATTTGAGCCAACTTGCGTTTTTATGGGAAGTATATTTTCTGATTCTAATAAAAACGGAATAAGCAAAACATGCAAGCCTTCTAAAACTGCTGGAGTAATGAGTGATATGACAGCATCTCAAGGATCTATCGAAATGATTAGGAAAACAATTGAAGGGAATATTGAATTCTATGATATAAATGGAAATAGGCAAATTGATAATAATGGTGTGTGGTGTTATCAAATACCAATGAACCTAGATTATGTAGTTACAGATGAATATGGAAATATAAGGCCTACGGATGATCCTAATAAAGGAATACCAACTAGAGCAGACGTTAGATTTAGAATAAGCCTCGATGATAATGGGGATGAATTTATACAAAATAAAACAGCATCATATTTAGTTCCGAACAATCCAAGAAGTAAAACAGAAGAAGATTATGAATTTGGTTCTGCATGTAAAGATACAAGTTTTGTTACATTAATGTGGAATAAAGTTTACTCGGTTAAAAATTATACATCTAGAATTCAGAAAAATAAAAAAAGTATCATATTCGGAAGAGGAACCGAAGTTAAAAATAGAGGTTTTTTGGGAATAAAGAGCACAAATTACCATGAGAGCAATGCTCCTATTCCTTATAATAATATGTATATTAATATTACTCTTAGATTCATGTTAATATGTTTGTTGACTAAATTGTTGATAAATGCGGCCAGATTTATTAATAATATTATTGCGTGGATTAGGTCTAAGTTTACACTCATATTATGTGCTCAGATTTGTATCGACACAAAAATGTTAGGAGAATGCGACACAATTTCAGATATAACGGATAGAGATTATTATGTTCCTGTTGGTAGATATACACAAATCAAACTTCAAAATAAAACAAAAGATACAAAAGATGAAGGGACTACTTTTGCTTATGAGGGAATTGATACGTTTTACGGAAGTCCCTATTATATCGAACGAATCGAAAGCTGTATTGAAACATCATTATCCAGCGAAAATGAAGTCGTAAATTTTGATTTTACGAATGATTGGCTTAATGGGTGTTTATATGCTCCAAGATTCTTGACAAAATCAAAAAAAAATAATAAAACTGGAGTCTTATCAACATATTATTGCGGATCTGATGAAGCAAACGACTATGCAAGCCTATCTATTTTGCAAACATGCGCCGCAAGTATTAATCCCTCTGGAACTTTGGACAGCGAAACAACTTATGAATGTAACCAGAAAGGTAGATGCTTTAGAAAAAATAAAAGGGTTACAATTGGAAGAGGGAATGTAACAAAAGGATCTGATAATAGCGTTTATTATTACAGATCACTTGAATTTGCTAATGGTAGTAAATTAAAGGACAAATATATACAACCTACTGGCGTAATACTTCTTGGAAGCTTTGCTAGCTGTGATCAAGATGGAATACCTCAATTACATCAATTATTGCCATCAACAACGTTTAAAGTCCCACCAGATAGCGTTGAAACAGAGGAAATAGGCTCTTTTCAAAATATCATGCATTATAATTTCGTTTATTTAAAAGAAGTGCATACGTTTATTGATATTGATGAATTAACAGGACAAACAGAAGATAGAGTTGGTCCAGGAACTCCAAGTATGAGTGATGGGGCAGTTTATTATATTGGAACTACTGGAGACACTTCACCAACTAATTATTATAAATGGAATGGTAGCAATTTCGTTGCTTATCCAGATGATTTATCAACAACGATAACAGGAAATACAGGAACAACTTCAAGTGGCACAACTTGGGAAATAAGGACATATACTTCAGGAATAACCGAGCCTACTTATACGTGGGTTTACGCTGCTGATGACCAAGAAGTCCCAGAAATATCTGGAATTGATTGGGGAAATAAAGCCGATAATATTGACATGAAAATGCATTATGAAAATGGGTTATTTGTTGGCGTAAACTGTGTGGACAGCGATACATTTATGAAAAGTTGTGTAAATGTATCAAGAATATGTGAATTAGGCGTCGATTTTGATGAAAGGCAAGAATATACAAATGGATTGATTAGCGGGTATACAGAAGTGGATGGCTTAATAACAACAAATGAAATTTCAGATGGGGATGCTAGGGGAATGTTTGCAACATTAAATGGGAATAATTTAAAGACAAGGGTAATAAGTGGACAGACTAAATATGATTTTACTTATTTATATCCAGATGGATTTGATGGCAGATTAATGTCAGTTACTGGGAACTCTGATGCTTCATTAACAGATTATTGGTCATTTAGATTCGGAACAAGGTATTCTCCGACAAATTCGACAGATAATTTATCTAAAATGTATTATACCTATGAAGATGATGTTAACAGATATACATTTCCTAAATTTGAGAATTCATTTTATTTTTATTTTGGATTGAAGCCAGGATATACAGCGTTAGACGTATTTAATACAAATTATTTCGTTCAATGCGGAGAATCAACACAAGATGCATTTAAAATATTATTATCAGTCATTAATAATGAAGGACTATGCACAAATGGAGACGGGTCAATAAACATATATCTTCAAGATGTATTATTTCCTTGTAGCATATATCTTAATAATGAAAAAATAAGAGATAATAACGTCGATGAAAATATAGTTGTTAATAATTTATATTCTCAATATTATATAGTTAGAGTATATGATGCTGAAAACAATACAGTAAGCTCAAGTATTTTCTTGCCTGAAAATAGTGGAATAACTTATACTTATCAAGAAATAGATTCGACAAGCAAAGATACGCCTAGTGGGTCAATAATAATTAGTGGGGAGACTGTTAGTGGAATAACAAATGATAATTCAGATTTAAATGAATACACTTATTATTACACTGGATCAACATACGGGAATACAGGAACAACTGATTTTACTGGAACAACATACACAATTAATAATTTGCCTGGGGGGTTATATACTTTAGATCTTCAAGAAAAAAATTGCAGCAATAATTCGGTTATTTATTCTGGTATTCAGATATTAGAACCGCCAACTTTATCTATGAGTGGAGCAACAATAACTCCTGGAAAAACGAGTATACAAATTGATAACATATTAATAACAAATAGTAACGGAAGAGCCTTAAGCGAATATGGTATTTTATATAATACGGAATTCGGAATTTATAATTTTATAATTGATACTGCGACAAAAGTAACAGGTGGAACTAATACATATTTAACCAGTTACAATATGACAATTACTGGACTTTCTGCTGGAACAATGTATGAAATAGTCGGATATGGCATAACTAGCCAAGGAATGGGAATTAGCGATGCTATATTTTCAATAACTTTATCGGACGTTCCATATATAGAAACATCTCAAATATCAGGAGTTACGTCAAATAGTGCAATATCTGGCGGAGAAAAAATAAGGAGAAGTGGCCAAAACATAACAGAAAATGGCGTAATATTATCTCAGACAGCTGGAGATGTGACACTTGATTTTGACTATGTTTTACATTTTCTTCAAACTGGAAATAGTAACGAACATTTATATCAAGTATCTAATTATTCAAATATAAGTGCAACTACTAGCGGAAATTATTATTATACTATACCATCTGGAATAACGGGGGAAATATCATTTAGTGCTAATTATTTAACTAGGGCTTATGTTGATACTTCATCTTCGGTTGGATCAAGTCCAATATGGATAAGCTTATCAGATGCATTGTGCCCAATAGTTGTGACAATATCACATCAATTTTATAATGGATATACAAACGATGATATTAAAATTATTGATGCGTTATCTAATAGTTATTCAATTTATTTTCCAAATGGGGGAACTTATGGGTATATAGTAACTGGATCTACATCAACAACTCCGACTGAATTTCCCGTATCAATAAACATAACAAATAAACAATATAGAACGGGAACTCCAGTTTCATTTGGTCTAGTGTCATTATCTAATGGAGTAATAGGAAGTGCATTTAATAATCATTATTTAGACGCATTAATTAATGATGTTCAAATTGAAATTGTTCCAATTGATAATGTAAGGGAATTTGCGATTAAATCTGGAAGTAAATTCATTGGCCCAACTGGCGTACCTAAATTCACTGTAAATTTAACTGGTTTAACGTCTAATAATTTGTATTATGCAGAGGCTTATGCTACAAATTCACTCGGTACTGGGTATGGAAATAAAATATCATTTACAACTCTATAAATTAAAATGGATTTAAAATTAATGCTAGAAGAAAATAGGAATAAAAATTCAGTTAATACTGATTTTTATCAAAAATTGAATTTTAAAAGAAATTCAATGGTTATTCCTATGTCAGATATTAAAAGTACAATTAATACTTATACTGTATTTGAAACAGAAAGAAACGCCTGCACGAAATATAGATTAAACATAACTTTAAATCCAATAATGTCGAATGTTTTAACGAATAAGTTGACCGAGATTAAAAAGATTAGTGATGGGACATTATTAACTACAGGGACAACTCCTACTAGATTAGAAGCCATTCAAACAATTGATGATTATAAATATGAATACAAATTAGGCTATGATATATTTGATAATAATTTTCTTAGAATTGATACATTTAAAACTGGCTCGACGCTTAATAGTTTTACTGGAAAACAATTATATGATGTTACAACGATAGAGAAATCAGTATCTAATAATATTACAGAGGATAATGGGTGGGCTTGCATTACAAACATCACGAAAATAAATTCAGTAAAGATGTTTCCAAATAGGAAAGCTTGTGAAAAAATAGATCTATTTCCAACTAGAGATTATCTTTTATTTAAACCTAATTATATTACTAACGGAATTAAAGACAATTGGGATTATACGTTAACCTATCCATATGAAAATTACGCCAATGATGTATTGGTAAATGACGAATCTGGTATAAATGGAATTCCGATTAATAATAGCTCAATTGTTAGTTATAATGGGAATAAATATTTATCAATCACTACAATTTATAAACATGGATTATCTTATAATGATGTAATAAAATTAAAAATAGAAAGTTCTGGGGATACAAATACATATTCAGTAAATAGTGTTGGTGATATTAATACAAACAATAAAGAATACAGTTTTTTATTGGATATTGATAAATATAGCAATCTTACAGGATATAGTGAAAATCTTGATATTAGAGTCGTTAGAGTAGTAAATAATACAGATTCTGAATATTATATACGTAAGTTTAAAAAAATTCCTAATTTTACTGATGAAAGCATTACAATAACTGACAATAATGTTGATGATATGGAAGCAAATGCTAAAACAAAATTTTTATGCGAAACATACCAACCAGCATTTTCTAGAAATATATATAATGATGCAATATATCAATTTCAATATATTGATGATATTGATATTAATTTGTTAAAAGATAATTTAGGACGTCCATTAAGTGAAATATATTTTACAATAATAAAGAAAAATATCATTGATGACAGTGAAAATGAACCATCTAGTGTATTTACTGAAATAATGTCTGGCATTGATGAAATAACTGGATATACAGGGCCGACCAATTATTCAAACATAAGATTAGTGAATGGGATTGATAATGCGGAAACTCCATTAGAGAATATGGTGACATTGACAGGATCAACAATAAATGGAACTGGGATGACTGACAGTTTTTTAGGCGATATCGTTGAATATAATAAATCGACAGTAAAAGAAATTATTCTTGATGATGTTAAATATAGATTTAATACAATGCAAAGAGAAGAAACGAATGATTTTGTCTATAATGAAATATATGGAGATGAAGCTAATTTATTAATTAATTCAAACATAAATAACGGAGCTATAAATTGGCATGGAAATTATGCGTCAGTTTCAGCTTCAAGTAGTACAGATACTGTTGATGGGGATATTGTTAATTATTTAATAATAAGCGGTCATACTGGTGTGAATAATACTGGGTGTTTTAATAACCAAGGATTAATTTATGAAAAAGGAAAAACATACTGGATAACATTTTATGCAAGAGCTATGCAACTAGGCGTATCATTGGATAAAGTCGGCGTTGAAGATACTATTGAATTTACTGGAAATACATATTCTTTTTCATTAACTACCAAGTGGGAAAGATATAAAATGTCATTTACTGGAGATGGAAGAATACATAATATTGATTTTTATTCAACTCAGGTTAATACTATACCTTTTTATATAACGAAAGTAAAAGTTGAAAGAAATAATTCATTTTCCAATTGGACGATTGATCCGATTGAAGGAGATTACAAATTTATTCCTAAAACAGTTCCAATGAATGCTTTTAAAGAAGGATATATGTATAAGCCTCATTATAAAATGCAATTAAAAAATTATTCTAAGGTGATAAGTAATGGAGAACTTCCAGAATTGAAAAGCTGCGACAAATATTTTTCAGGAGACACCGAAGGCTCATTATCATTGAAACTTGACAGCATTGAAGGACTTCATAATTTTGATAGAGTAAGAATAACTAAAAATGATACTAAAAAATATATAAACGTAAAAATAAAATTATCATCGATTTATGAAAATACAATTTTTATACCTTATGACAGTACATTCTTTAATAATTTATTGATAAGTAATTATACAATTAGACAATATGGCAGTAGCTCGATACCATCATACTGCCAGGATACTTACGATGGAAATTGCCTATGGAGGGAAATATTATCAGAAGGCGTATTTGATAGTGAATCAATTAATACGACCGAGTATACATTTACAAATGGAAGGCTTTATGCATCTGGATTCTTTAATTTTTATTTAAAAAGACAGGATCCGTTTGGATATTATAATATGAGGAGTGAGGTATTTCCAGCAGATTCTTATGGAACAGTTGACAGTACAACAATTACAAATAACGTAGTACAAAAATCAAGTGATGTATGCTAATAAATAAAATGAAAATCAGCGACCTATCAACGTTAGATGGATATGTAAACATACCGTTAAGTTTGAATTATTCTCCAGAAACTCAACAATATGAGAACATGGAAGATAATTTAGATTTAACTACTTCTGATATTATAAATGATATAGTTGATTATGAAAAAGTAAAATTATATCCAGCCATATTAAAAAATGGAGAAATAATTGAAGTAAATGCACTGTATTTGGGGTTTCATTTTTATTTAAATGGAAACTGGGACGAAGATCCTACTAAAATAAGTGATATTGGGTTTACGGAAAGTGATGTTAAATATAGACGGAAAAGATTAGAAAAATCATTCGCTAGACTATCATTCTATGACTCAAAAGATTTTAAAACTCAGAACTTATTATATTATTCGACAATATTTGTAGATAGTAATAGACTATATAATGAATATATTACCGATGGATCAATTACTAATCTAGAAATGACTTTTTTAGCTGAAGACCCAAAATTAAGCAATAAAGCTAAATCTTTTGAAGGATATAATTTATATTTATACAAAGATGATGTTAGTAAGATTGAAGAGAAAACAATATATTGTAGAATCGATTTCAGTAATGCACTAGATGGAAAAACCGTTTTATTTACTAGAAAATTATCAGAAACATTAATACCTAGTGGGTATACTATGGAAGAGCTATATAATAGATTATTTTTTGAAATAAATTGCAAATTTGATGAGGCTGAAAATAAATATATTGCTTATTTTAATTTAGATGAAGAGACTCAAAATAAAAGTGGATTGCTTGAAATGACCTCAAACATCGATGACAATGACTCAAATATAAAAAATGCATTATATATTAATGCATACCAAGCAAAAGTGAAATGATAAAAAAATCAATTTGTATAAAAAACTATCAAGATAGAACTACTATTGGAGGAACATATAAGCTTGATTCTAATTGGAATAAGATATATGCAACAGGTATGACTTATAATGAAGTAAGTGGAGTAACCAGCGGGGGAACTATTGGACATTATACAACTGGAGGAACAATCGAAATGTTAAGTGGATCAACCAATGATACATTTTATTTGGCCACATTTAATATTTTATTAACTCAAACAATTGATGATATAGGATATTATACTCCAGATACTAGCGAATATGTTCCAAATACAAGCTATAATGTTGGAAACTATTCGATGAACGACGGAAATAGCTATATATGCATAAATGGAAATACTGATACTGGATTTACAGAAACTAATTGGAAAAAAACTCCAAATAATGAATGGACTTCTGGAACAACTTATTATTCTGGTGACTATACTTATTTTAATGGAAGCGGATATACTTGCACAAACAAACATGTAAGTGGACAATCATTTGATAATAGTAATTGGCAATTTAATAGCACAGATAGATTTCATCAATATCAAGTAATATACACTGGAGAAACAAAAATTGATCAATTTAGGAGATATGGAAAAACAGATACTGATCCAGATTTATATAATTCTTTAGAAAATAGTGGGTTCACTCATGAAAAAATAACATCGAATGGATTAATTGAAAAAATAATAGCCGAAAGGGAAAATACTGATAATTTAGCCTATCAGCCACTATACGATTATCAGATATCAATATCGGGATACACTGGCACGACTATAAATTATTCAGATATAGGTAGCGATTTATCAGAAATTTCCTATATTACAAGAGGATTGACGGAAGAAAATGCAATAAAACTTCCAATTGCAAAATTAGATTATTTAATTGGTGTAGTTAGTAAACCAAAAATGGATATTGATGTATTTATAGATAGAGGTGATAATTCCGCTTTTGATAGGCATATCAGGTTAGGAGACTTTAATTCATTTACAGAGTTGGAATCTTACGGAAACGGATTTTATACCTTGAAAGAAGATTGATAAAAATATAAAAAATAAATAAATGAGTTCAGGTGTATACGGTACAATAAAAGGCGCGGATTTTGACCCACAAGATGCTGAAATATGGTTATCTTATCGGGCAAATAGAACAGTAGCAGGTGATGGTTTTTCAAAAGTTGAAACAAATAAATATCTTTCTACTGAAACTGACACGAATAGTAATCAAATAAGTGGACTATATCAATTAAAACTTCCATTGGATACATTTAATAAAGTAGGAATTTACAATGTTTATATAAGGCCTAAACAAATAGAAGCAACAATAAAGGATATTGGCGTTTTATCGTCTTATCCAGATATAAGAGGCATTGTAATAGACACGACTTCAATAAGTGGAAGTAGTATTGATAATGATAGTTTGGTTGGATACCGAATTGAATATAAAGACACAGCTGGTGCAATAAAACAAAATTTATTTAGAATAATAACATCGAACAATAAATGCGAAGCAACTAGTCAAACAACAAACGGAACTACTAGTTACCGATTTAACGATAGTTCGACGTTAACTTTTATGACAATAACACCATCCTCAGCTTCAAGTGCAAGGCCATTATCGTTACCATATATCGGAAGCATACAAGACAGCATTGTTTTGTCTAATACATTCTTCAATCCTGAGATGGTAGAGATTGAAATGACTGAAAATGATCTTGAGTCATTATATACATCAATAAATGGGGATCAGATAAGAAACCTTGATAAGGGTCTGGTAACAACATATGATAGTAGTAAAAATATAGTAAATCAAGTAGAACATTATATAATAAAAGAATCTGCTACTGGAACGCCAATTTATGAAATAAAACAAAATCAATCAACAATATACGTAGATAACGACTATAATACAATTGTAGGAGAAGTTTAAGAATGACAAAATATGTAAAATCACATAGTAATTATATACTACGATCAAACCCAAGTGCGACCGATAAAGGTTATGTGTATGAGAACGACCTACCAACAACAAGCCAGAAGTATAATAGCGTTAATGGGAACATGGTTACTAGTACCGACGGAGGGTTTACTTTTGTCGTAAATACTCAGACTGATGATAGCAAACTATATAATAATGATGGCTGGTCAGTTAAAACAGGACTTACCCTTGGAAACATAGGCGTAATACCTAGTGATTTTGAAACAACTACTGTTTCTGGCGTTACAACAACAATAAAGCAGCAAAAATATGTAATATTAAATAAAACATACTCTGATTTAAGTAAATATTGCTATTATGGCTCATCTAATGCAATGCTTAACGGGGCAGTTAATGATATTATTAGTAATTTTCCAGCTGCATTAAACATTACGACAAGGGAAGACATAATAACAAATGGGGCATATTTAACGATACCATTATCCGACGTTGAAAATAATTTTGAAATTGATTTGTTTAATTATTACCCAGAAGAAAGAGTTAATTTGACCTATGATTTAAGGGTATTAGCCACCTCATATGCAGATTATGAAATAGTAAATGAAGATGAACTTTATGCTGGAACTATTATTAATTTTACTGGGTATACTACTGGAAACACAACGAGTATAACATTCGAAGTTTCTGGATTCACATCCGTAACTGGTAATACTTATTTAATAAGGCCAAATGAGGCTAAAAGAGATAGTTTTTTTGATACTTTAGATGATTTTGAATCAGTTCTATTAAATAGATATAGCGTGCCGAAATATAGGTCTTATTTTAATCTTCCAGTAGAAGGTACTAATGGTATTTCTTTTGAATATAAAAGTTTTACTTGGCCTACTTCTGACGGATATGATATTGATATTGAATCTTCAAGTTATACATCATTTCTTTCTGAATTAGTCGATGCGACAAACTTTATCGATGAAATTTATTGTGACAATATTTATAGAATGCTAACTCACGACACAATAAAGAATTTAGATCAAACATACGAAAGAGAAATTGATGAGATAAAACTAGATGAAATTGTAGTAGGGGGGACAAAGATACAAAAAGTATTAAGATTATATGGAAGATCCTATGACGAAATTAAAAAATATATAGAAGGAATCTCATTTGTCAATACGATAACATACGACAATAAAGACAATCTTCCGATTGATTATTTTGATGGTAAATTAAATACTAATGGGTGGGACACATTTACATTAATGTCAACAATTGATAAAAGTGCAATCACATCTTCTAGTTTATATGAAGGAAATTCAAGATATTATTCTACTGACGATGTAAATACTGAACTATTAAGAAGAATGATAATAAACTCGAAATATATTTTTAGGTCAAAAGGTACAAAGAAATCAATAAGAAAAATGTTCGGTTTATTAGGCTTTGAAGAAGATTGGTATGAAATAAGAGAATATACACAATTAATTGATAACTTAATATCTGGGAATACGCTTGAAACAATTGCAGCTTTAAATTATGAAGTTTACCCAGAATCATACAGCACTTCAGATGGAAAAGATGACTTTTCATATTCATTTGATGAAACATTATTCGATAATACAAATATTGGAATATATGCTAGATGCCCATATTGCGGCGGATTAGATTATATTGTCAGCGGAGAAACATATATAACAAGTGGAGATACTTATGGCGAAGATAATACTGCAATATGTCTTAATGATGGAAAAACATTTGATTTAACTGGAAACACGATTGGATATCCAAAGCCATTAGATAATTCTACTGCATATTATTTTCAACAAAAAGGGAATTGGTATAGAGAAACTGGAGGAATTCATACGGATCTTTCTGGCATGACAAATTATGTAAATGAAATTAGCTATGGAAACAATCCACATATTGGTTATGAAAATTCTGACAGTACTGGGTATGACAATGGATATGATTACATAGATGAATTTAATGATATTTTTAAAAGATTCGTTAGAGGATCTGGAGAAATTGGAACTGTGGATATTACGGACTATACAACTGGAAATACCTCGTACAATAGATTCAATATTAGTACTAAAAAGAAAGAAGATGATACGAAAATTAAATTTTCTAATAATGAATATGATAATAGTTTAATACTTAATTTAAAAAATATAATTATAGGAATTAATGGAAGTAACGTGCTAAATTCTTTTACGAGTGGAAATACCGAAATAACTAATATTATTTTTGAAACTGGAATAACAGGACAAACAATATCAAATCCTGAATCTACATTTGTTAAAATAACAAATAAGACTTTAGATTCTAGTAAAACTTTAATAATAAATATCGGTGACAATGAAAAGCTAAAATTAATAACAGATAGTAGTAATACGGGGCATACATTTGTTGATTGTTCAAATATAGTAGAAGAATTGATTCCTGGAAATAATTATATTATAAATAAAACAGGAAGTACTGTGACTATTAATGATTATAATGGAGAAGATGAGTTTATCTTATTAAAGGCAATTGCTTTACCGTATATAGAACAATTAGTGCCAGCGACGGCTATTTTTGACTTTGTTCAGATTGATAATAAAAATCCAAAATGGAAATTAGTTGATGAATATCTTTATAGAGACCCATCAACAGGATATTACGATGGAGATACCATATTAGCTTATCAGAACATTAATTATTTTGATACTAATACTAGTGGATATACAAGCGGTTTAACAAATTCAATTATAACTGATTACGGTACTGGATTTACATATTATGGGAGTATTATCAAAACTGATAGTGAAACAGGATCTAAAAATGGGTTCGATAATATATACATGTTCAAGGGGAAATTACTAGATACATCAATAAATTACGATGCTCAGTGGGTTATTGATTCTAATTTGATTACATAAAATGGCAGAATTGGCAAATGGAATATCAGGAGTAACAGATAATAACGGAGGAATAATACTTAAAGTATTTAACAGTTATTATACATTAAATGGTACATCGATCGAACTTACTGGATATACTAATGATGTTCTGTGCGTTGTTCCATCTGGGATAACAGAATATTCTATTGATATTTATGATGATTCTGAATGTTTAATAATTGATCGTGAAACAATGTCTGATTGGATAAAAGAATATTTAATTTCATTGGGAACGACTGGATATACTGGTTATGAAGACTCAACGATAGAACAAAGAATAATATACAACCAAGACAAAGGAACAAATGAATATGACTATTATAAATTAGGCACTTATTACGATTATAGCGGGTTAACAAATAATTATGATGAACAATGGGCAATAGTTGATTCCGAGACAGAAACATTATGGACTACTGGACAGAGTAAATATTATTACGATGAAGTAGATGACAATGGAGATGCAACAGGAAGGCAATTCGTGGTTGAAAAAAATATAAATTCAAATTCAGACACGAAATATAATACGAAATATATTCAAGTTAGTATTAGCCCGACATATCATCCATCAGTTAATACAATTTCAGTATCAGAAATTACGGCATCAGGTGCAACGGTATATATAGATTTATTATCAACAGGAAGTAGCGGAATAACTGAAATTGGCGTATGCTACAGTATTTATAGTAATCCAACGACAGATGAACTTACTTCTTATGAAACTAATAATTTTACGATTGGGCATCATGAGATTTTGATTACAGATTTAATACATGATACAACTTATTACTTAATGGGGTATGTAAAAGATCAGGTTGGAAATATATATTATGGTAATGATGAAATTACATTTAAAACAAGTGAAGAATGAGTTTAATTAATGGAATGGTAGAGGATAGTAATGGTGGAGTTTTATTAAAGATTCAGCTTAATTATTATACTTATATCAAAAATACTACGGGAGACACTTATATTGATGTTACTGGATATACTGGGGAAACATTAAATACAGGTATGTATGTATTGCCATATATAAATAAAAATCCGAATTATACTGGGAGCACTATAACTGAATACCTTATAATAAATGAATCAATGTCAAATTGGTTTGAAAATTATTTGAATTTATTAGTGCCAACTGGAAGCACAAGCTATAACGAATATGTAATTGAAAAAAGAGTAATATATAGTAAAATTGATGATGAATATTATCGAATAGACCATTATCCATCTTATGTGAATCCTGATAGTGACAGTATATGGGCAATCATTGATAATAACACAAATAATATATTGCTTAGCGGGGCAACTTTGTATTATTATGATGAATATGATAGTTGTGGGCTAGAAACTGGAAATAGATACATAAGAGTTAGAGATATTAACCCTTATTCTAATTCTTATGAGAGTGAAATTATATATGAAAAAGTAAGAACAGAGTCAGTCCCTACCGTTGTAACGGATGATCCATTAGCTTTAACAGCTTCGAGTGCAGTATTTTATGGACATATTGCGAGTGATGGGGGATTTGAGACTGAAAAATTTGATTCTGGCTTTTGTTATAGCAGAGAAAGAGACCCTGATATTAATAGTTCAGTGATACTTACAAATGATTTGACAGGGGGAACCACGGTTACTGGCCTAAGCGAAGAAAAATATTATTATGTAAGAGCTTTTGCTGAAAATGCAATTGGTGCTGGCTATGGAAAATCAAAAATATTTAAAACATTAAATGCCGATGATTTCAGTATTGATACTAGCGATCCGTATGATGTATTAATTAGACAAATAGACATAAAGGGGACGATAACGAATTCAAATGCTATTATTATAACTGAAGTTGGTGTATGTTGGAATACAACGGGAAGCCCAACAATAAATGATTCAAAATCATCGTTAAAATATAATTATATAAAATCGCTAATTAAACTAGAAAGTGATGATGACTATATTTTGTCTGAGGATAATGATTTTATAATATTTGAAGATAAAACGCCTTTCTCTGATGATGAATTTGATTTTTTTAATACTGAAGATAATAATTATATGCAAACAGAGGATGGGAAACTTCTAATTACTGAAGATAATGTTTTTTTTGCATTTACGATTACAGGACTAACAAATGGAACTACTTATTATTTTAGACCATATGCAATAACAAAAAATTTCGGAGTATTTTATGGAAATGAAGTTAATCATTTTATAGGTGGATTACCTGTAATAGACGATATTAGTATATTTAATAATATATTAAGTAGAGAATATGTTGAATTAGCTTCTGGAATTGAAGATAGCGGAAGCCCTTCTGGAATACTTTCAGCTGGTTTTTGCTATAGCCTATCTACTGGTTCTACAACGGGAAATACAATTCAAATAGTATCTGATCCTATTAATAATTTTAAAACAATTGTTACTGGACTAACTCCAAGTACTACTTACCATGCTAGAGCATATGCAACAAATAATAGTGGAATAACTTATACTGATAATGAGTTAACAATAACAACGGAAGCAGTGTCTTCTCCTGATCTTAGTACAATATATTTGACAGTATTAGGGAGTGAAGAGATCCAAGTAAATGGTTTACTAACCGATGATGGTGGGTCTTCCATTACGGAATATGGTGTATGTTACTGTAAAGTATCTGATTATACTGGAAATTTGACAATAAATAGCCCAAATCTACATCAAAAAATAGGGACTAGTATTTCAACTGGAGGAAGTTTTCAAACAACAGTTACAGGACTAACAGGAAATACTGATTATTATATTAGAACATATGCCATTAATAGTATTGGTACTTCATATAGCGATATGGCCCAAGCTACTACATATCAAGAAATAACATTAACAATTTATTCCAATAATTTATTAGGAAATGTTACTGTTACAACACCTAATGGGGACGTATCAAAGACAAATAATAATAATTTTGTATTTACTAATTTGTTATTTAACCAAGAATTTGTTATCAATGTAGCAGGGTCGGAGAAATCATTTTATACTTATTCGGCAACAGACCAAAGTGATTATCCATTTGCCGAATTTAATACATTCTCAATGTTTAACGGCGTAACTATTTGGGGAAATACTGGAAACGTATATCATTCAGATTATCAAATATCAATATA